ACCCGTCGTCGACTATAGCAGAATGGAACGACTCAAACCTCCAGAAAATACAGTTATACCGCTAAACGCGAATACACTTTGTTTGTTTCTAATAATTGCGACCATAATTGGTCTTTATAAACGACGCGTCGATATTAGTCAAGACCGCGAACGACGTCGTATTTGATACACTCGTTAGGGTCGAGGTAAACGTCACGTTTCATAAGTTTCTTAAGTTGTTTATCAGGAATACTCGTTTTTTCTGTATACGTTTTCTTAACCATGTTCATGAGTTTATCACACATTTTCATTTCATCCTTAACTTCCTCATATTTCCCCCAAAATCCACCCGTGGATATTTGGTGGATGAGAACGTGTGCATTTTTACCAATGAGACGTTCGTGTCCACCCAAAAGGAGGAACGTTGCTGCCGAGCAGCACTCACCCTGTGCGATCGTGACGACCTTAACGCGCGATTTTTCGATAATGTTCATTGCACTCAGACCCGCGAATAAGTCACCACCTCCGCTACATATATGTATTCGGATAACGGGTTCGTATCCAATAAGTTCCGCTTTTTGTTTAAGAAGTTTAATTTCGAGTTTCTTAAACTCTTCTATAAATTCGAGAATATCCTCGTTCGTGATTTCACCGTAGTATAGTATTTCATTACCGATAACACGTGTGATTTTAAAATCTTCATCATCATCCGTGTTAGTGGTTGTAGACATAGTTATTAGTTTAACTTTCTATTTCTTCTTTAATCAACTTTTTTATTTTTGTAACTTCACGTTGTTTAAGTTTATTTTGTATTGCTAAATGATTCATTACATCAAAGTCTTGGGGTGTTAAATTATATTTTTTAAAATGCGAAACATTACCTTTTTTTGCGTATTCTCGTAAAAGCATAAATTCACCTTGTCCCAAACCTATTGGTGACCTAACTTGTATACCTCTAATCTTTTGCTGTCTCATTTTTTGATTTCCGTATTTAGTCCAGAATCTACCGGGTCGTAAACTTTCTGGATCAATTTGTTTAACGAAATATTTTTTTGGTATTTTTATAGCGTGTAATACAAAATAAGGCATTATATCCCAATCTCCGTGATATATTTCCGTATCTAAAATATCTGCATTTGTTAAAGAGTATGCTATTTTATCATAATTCTCTAATATTGCATCTGGATAGTTTTCTTCTATGATCGACCAAATATGACCATGTTCGTGAATAGAGTCTGTTATATTTATATCACTGGAATCACATAAAATACCCGTAACAATTTCTTTTGGTGTTTTAAAAATATCTTTTTCGCCCGTATAGTCTAAATAGTGAAAGTAGTTGTGAATGTTACCTTTACATTTATGTGCTGCTAATAAAGTATTAATATGTTTTGGTTTAAGAGTAGCTATTTTTTCAGGTTTTAATCTTTGTATAATCAGAGTTGTAAAGTTTTCCATGAAATAAACATTTCTTGATGTAACTATTAATTGTTTATTTGTAACAGTATTACCATCAGAAACCGATTCCACAATATGTTTGTATGTATGTAAATCTGAATCGTAATCTTCTATATATGCGTACATGTTTGATTTTTTGATCGTGTCTAAATATATATCTTTTTTACGCATGGGTTCATCCCATATTTCTACACTGTTAGTTTCATCCAGAACATTTTTCAGGATAAACGTTTTACCGCATCCAGCTGCCCCACATAAAAAAATATTTTTACCTTCATCTCAACATCGTTTTAAATTATTTATTTCATTGTCGCGTAGTGATAATTCATAACTTTTTTTTTGTTTTTTTATAATAACAAAGGAATCCATATGTCCGATGATGACGACCTTACTAATCAAGCTCTAGATTTAGTTTTGAATAATGACGCACTCCAAAAGCGTGTTATAGATCCTATCAAAAGGAAGTTATTTCCTTACGTTATGTGTATTGGATTCTTTAACTTAGCACTTTTTGTTATGGTTGCTTATCTTTCAAATCGTCTTTCGGTGATTCTATAATTATTTTTTCTAATATAGATTTACGTTTATCTGATTCTGTTTTTAATTCTTTATCATCTTCATCACTATCTTCAGCCACTGGTGTTTCCGTGACAACTTCCATTAACTCTGTTCGACGGCGTAATTCATTCATTAAATCACCTTTCAAACTTACGAGACCTTTACCTTTTAAATCTGAAATTTCATTAATACGTTGTTGTTTCCCTTCGATATCTGACTTTATAGTTTTCTTAGCCGATTTGATATTACCTCGGATACTTTCAAGTTCCTCTTTTAATTCGCGTTTTGCTACACCGGTAACCGCATCTTTTAACTTGGTTATGACTTTACTTTCCTGTATCGCCTTGAATGGTATAATTGGTTGAATATGCATAATTTCTGGTTTGAAGAATACATTATCATCTGGAAACTCTCTTTCAAATGAATCTATCATTTTTTGTGGAACATTTGGTGACTGTTCTATTAAACGATCATATTCTGTACGCATATTTTCAATCATATTTGTACCACTTAATGTTCTTTCGGTGAGAGGTAAAGTTAGTTCGAGACGTATTGTTCGTGAAACTTTACCGTATTGTACAGAGGCAACGCGGTGACCTTCCATAAGTTCGTTAATTTTAAGGAATTGCATAATAGTAGTTGCGATGGCTGTGATTAAATTTAGACCACCGATAGCCGATGGTACAAAAGGTTGTACAGACGGTGGAAATGTTTCTTGTGCAAAGTTAGCAGTACCTGTAACTGTACTTACAATTATAAGTGGTATAGTAAATTTCATACTCAAATTTTTATATGAACAATATGCCTGGTAGTGCATGTATCTATAACACGCAGCAGCTTCACCCCAAGATTTAAGAATTTTCTCCTGTTGCACGTGCCATATTTTAGGCAGTTTCTTTTCTTCGTTCATACTAATAGATATGAACATTATATTTTTTGTCCACTTGACTTTTTTTGTTACTATGCTCGTGATACCATTTACCAGCAATAAACAAAACTTAGAATTTTATTCACTTCTTGTACCATTTATATTTTTTCACTGGTCAGTTAATGATGATACATGCGCACTGACACAACTTGAGATGGCGATAACTGGTGAAGAAAAAGATAATACATTTTTTGGTAAAGTTATGGGTCCAATATATGTAATGGATGATACAGATGCGAACAATTTATTAAAAAGTGGTTTATTTTTTCTTTGGTTAGTCGTTCAATTTAGATTACAAAGAATAGATCTCACTCCACTTAAACCCTTACTCGGTAAGAAATAATATTTGTATATACAAATGAAGATTAAGACAAAGCAGAAACTCTTGGGTTTTGCATTAATTATACTTGCAGTTATTATAATTTACCAAATGCGTAATCCAATTATTGTAAGTAAAAAAGTACCAGTTCATGTACCAGTTCAAGTCCCAGTAGAAATACCAATGGAAAAAGAATACAGAAGTCCGGCAATCAAAGAATATAAACCTGGTCATATTCAACAAATGGGTGTTCTTGTCGGTGAAAATGAAGAAACTTTACCTATATACGGAAAAGAAGTTCGAGGTAGACGTGATAGGTACAATTATTACACAACAACACCAGGTGACCAATTATATTCACTTCCTATAACCATAGATAATAGAGATTGTATGGATGATATTGGGTGTCAGGAAATATATGGTAACGAGTCCGTGTCAGTTTTAGGACAAACTGGTTCTTTCCAGGCTAAACTATACAGAACTGATAATTTTTTCTAAGTACATTATAAATGTCGGAAACGTACGATAATATTACACTCATACAAAGAATTTTCAGTTGTTTATGTTGTTTCATGGTATCAATGAAACTTTTTAGTTTCCCCTTTAAACCACCCCCCATTTTGATGGGTTTATTACTCTCGTGTATATCATGGTGTTTTACTTCGTATTTAATAAGCATGGATACGAAAAAACGATTTGCTAAAAAAGATGAAGCCAAAGAAGAGTGATTTTGATGTTTGATTATATATTTCAAACTTAAAAATCACGTATTTATTTGAAAGATAAACCGTATTTTTTTGTTATTATTTTTTTGGCACCTTCTAACTCTGGGTGACTCCATAAGAGCCAACGAGACCAAAACCCCGCGGTATAAAAACCTGTTTTACCCCAGTTTTCTTTATCGCTTTTAACAACATCGAGCATATTTAAATGAACGAGTTTAGGATCTGTCTGTTTCTGAACCATATGAGGAACGTAACCACCGTGTCGAGTTACATATGAACGCATACGTAAGGGATTTCCGTGTTTTGTATAATCCGAATACCCTTTTGCACCAAAATCAACGACTCTGCCATTTTCAAAAGTAACTCTATACTTTTTATTAAAAAGTGGACTTTTTTGTAAACGAACCTTCATTTATATTACTTAATATATTTTTCACCACGAATTTTTCTTCTTATTAATACCATTCCTAACGTAATTGATATTAACCAAGCTTGAAACTCTGATATTCCATAAGGTTCTTCGATCATGAACATATTTTATTATATACATTTATACTTTATTTTGTAATCTAGCGAGGGTGTAGTGATGATATAAATGAATAGCTGATAATGCAAGTGATATATATACACCTGGACTGCGCCTGATTTTTTTGTTTAATAGTATGAGTAATATGAGAAATATGAGAGTTAGTGTTGGTAGTGCAAATAAAACTTTTTGTGTATCGGTTAATCTGGGATCTTTATTCATTGTTTTATAATATATTAAGAATATATTTCCATGTACAGAATAATTCTATCCTCGTCTGATTGATTTTCTGCCCAGTGTTTTTTACGAGCATTCATAATAATATGTTTCCCATTTTCTTCTGTTATATCACCCATTTCTGAATGGTGTAATATACACTTTTCGGGACACTTTATTCCTAAATGGTACGTAAATATATATTTTTCGCCTACCTCATCTACGTGTTCTTTTAAAACAACACCACTTTTCATGAGCGAAAATCCTGCAACGTGTATTCCCTTTATTTGTGAAAGTATAGCAAATGACTTGGGGCATATTGCACAATTACCTGGTACAGGTTTACCACCCCAAATAAGAGGCCAACTAATCCATTTATCAAAAACGTGATCCTGTCCTCCTTTGAGCCAACCGTGATTACCTTTTGCATATAAAGAAACAACTTCCTGTAAATGTTTTGATCCTACCCATTCACCTTCCAATCTAGGTTCATCTCGTATGAATGTATTGGGAATTTTTTCGAATTCTTCCTGTAACACATGCACATGATTTTTTAATTCTTTCAAGTGCATTTGTTATTGTATACTAAATTTTAAAGATGTTTTCTACACACGGCTTTATACATTTCTTTACCCCCTATTAAATTTTTACCTTCGTAATCGACTATACGTTTTGTAAATGGTCCATGGGTTCCGTCCATACATTCCATACACATAGCCGTTATTTTGAAAACTTTATCGGCGAGTGGTATACAATCTATAATTTCCCCAAATTTTTCCTGTTTATAATCACCGTCTAAACCTGCTAAGAGTATAGTTTTATTGTCTGTGAGTACCTTTTCAACAAATGATTTTAGACCGGAAAAGAACTGTGCTTCGTCCACTGCGATAACGTCAACACCTGAAAAATCAACTTCCTCTAGATTACTAACTTTTAAACATTCGAATTTTGAATTATCATGTGTTTTTAAAACTTCATCACTTGATCTCGTATCGAGACTTGAATTTAATACGAGAATACGTTTTCCTATAACTTTGTATCGTTTTAAACGTCGTATAAGTTCGGACGTTTTTCCAGAAAACATATTACCCATAATAATTTTCAAACTCATGATCTATTTTAGTATAAAGTATTACTTTTAAATATATTTCTCAGTCTATTATAAATCATGCAATTATTTTTTATACTTTTACTTTCTCTTTTACTTAATATAATAATTGGTTATCATGCTTCGTATAAAAGAAATGTTAAGGAAGGTGAAAATGTTTATGATATTGGTTTTGATGCGTTACCAAATTTAGAAAAGTATCATAAAATAGGTGATTATATATTGATTATTCCTATTTTATTTGTTCTTTTTTCGTGGAATTTATGGTCAAGGTCTAAAAAAGGTAATTATTTATCAATGTTAATTCTTATGTTTTCATTTAGAGCTTTATCTAATTATGTTACGACCATTCCTTCGTCTAAAGAATGTGAATTAAAACCACCTTTTGGTTTTTGTAACGATTATATATTTTCGGGACATAGTGCTTTTAATATAGTGTCTTCATATCACGTGGGATCACCTTTATGGCCGGTTTGGCCATTCATTACATCTCTTTTTTCTATTGCATCGAGAGAACATTATTCAGTAGATGTTGTTATTGCGTGGGTTATTTTTGCTGCAATGAAATCTAAATTATAATGTATATCTAAATTATATGGAATTTAATACATACGTTATTAATTTGGATGAACAAAAGAAACGTTATGAATCTCAAGAGAAAAAACTAAACGGTGTTGGTATATACCCAGTACGTATACCTGGTAATTATAGAAAAGATGTTTCCAAAAGTATATATGATAAACATTTCCACTCGTTTTATAAACATTTTATACCCGGTCCGGTTATTGGAGCAACGTCGAGTCATTTAAAAGCCATTCATTATTTTTTAGATAACGATACAAATGAAGTCGCGTTAATACTCGAAGACGACGCATACCCCCTTTTTGATAATGTTATGTACTTACGTGATAAACTTAACGATAGAGATTGGGAGATGTTACTTTTACACTGCGATGGTTTATGTTCAAATAAATGGACGAGACCTAATATTTTTACAGGGTCTGTTGCGGCTTATTTTATAACACGCGAAGGGGCACAAAAAATATTGAATCATAAATTTCGAACGTATTTAGATATTGATACAAATAATGTTAAAAATTTAAAAAAACGGGTCGATAAAAAAAGTTCATTTTGGGCAGATGAAGAAGGTGTTATGGGTGGAGAAAAGGGTGTTGCTAGAGATGATTCGGGTACTACGTGTCCTTCTATAGTTAAATTTGTGTCTCCATTTATTATAAGTAGAGGTGAAAAAACATTATGTCACGTTAAAAATTATAAAGCGTTTAAAATTCCTTATATAGAAAGAAACGTAACAGTTAGTGAAATATTTATATTGTTATGTATTTTATCACTTTTAATTGTAATAAAGAAATCGGTTTATAAATAAATAAAAAATGTCTGAAACAACTCTCCAAATTAAACGATTAACACTCGATGCTATTTTACCGACACGCGCATCACCTGGTTCTGTGGGTTATGACCTGTATAGTTTAAACGATATGGTTCTTGAACCAGGTTCTCGAGAAATCGTTAGTACGGGTATATGTGCAACTGTACCACATGGGTGTTATGGACGTATCGCACCAAGATCGGGTTTATCTGTAAAATATGGGATTCATGTCGGTGCTGGTGTCATCGACCCTGATTATACCGGTGAATTGAAAGTTAACTTATTTAATCTCGGGACTATTCCTTACGAAATTAAACAAGGTGAAAGAATTGCTCAATTAATTTTAGAAAAGTGTATGACACCTTTTGTACAAGAAGTGAGTGAATTGAAACCAACCATGCGTGCTAATCGCGGCTTTGGTTCGACGGGTACTTTATAAATTTTTTATTTTCGTTTTAGTTACCAAACGCAACACCACCCATACCATTCTTAATCCTGAGAATGTTATAGTTGACCGCATACGCTCTAACCATGGCAACAGCAGTAGCTGTAATTGTACCGGTAATTGTTATTTTAGCATTATCAATACGCGAAAAGTTTAAGCTTCCTGTTGGTTGAGACTTGTTCATGGTAAGACACATTGGCCAGGTATATATCTGTTCTTCGTCAATTGTATTATTAAGTATAGAGCAGTGTCTCGATGGAACGACATTTCTATGGTACTCGCCTGACATATTTTCGAAGAGTGGTGTTCCGTTAATAAACATGGATGCACTTGGGAAACTATACGCGGTAGTGTCTCTGAGACCAGCTGCTATGTGAACGGCTTTTACTGGGTGATTGAAGTATGTAAGATCTATGGATGTGTCCGTATCGGTCATTGGTTGAAACTGTGTTTGTGTGATAAGAATTTCATGTTCTTGTTGGGAAAAGAATTCTCGTTCATCGGTATCGAGGAATATGTAGGAACCGTACACTTTTGGGGGTAACGATGGAGCAAAAGTTCCATTTCTGCACTTAATTCGAATTTCAACTTCGTGATATTGAAGACCGACAAGTGGGAGCGATTTAGTCCAGTCTTCGCTAAAAAAGAATGGAATCACGTAACTCCCTGTAGATGCATTATCACCTGTATCCTGTGTAGTTACGGCACACGTCGCCTTCGCTTGTGATTCATTATACAACGTATTGTGTACGGTATTAATGAAAAGTGAATCCAGTTTTGTAACTTCCTGACCACCGATCCACAAAGAGAATTCGGTTGGAGAAGTGTCATCCGATGTTCCATTCGCGGATTTAAAAAGGGAATCGTTGCTATTGTTACTGTTGATATTAGCATTTTCAATCCAGATGTAGCTTAAAAGATCACCCTTGGATCGAATTGGGATAGAAACTTCATTACTTGATTTGAATGTACCGATGTAATCGAGACGTTCTGGTTTAATAGAAAAATTGGTGTGACGTTTATAGTTTTGTCTGAAAAAAGAAACTTGGGGGTCGCCTGTGATATAGACATCTTGGGCACCGACCGATACGAGGTCAATCAAAGCAGCTGACATATTTATTAATATAGTATATTAAAAAAATTGAGCTATAACGTATTAAGAAATATGGTTGTTTTTCAAGCTCTTACATGGGAAGCAAACGATGACCAAGATGATAATAAGCACTTGGTAAGTATATTTGGTAAAACGCGGGATGGTAAATCAGTCTGTCTTACTACCGAATTTAAACCTTACTTTTACGTTAAACTCCCGCGCCAAGATTCTAAATCATGGGCTTCTATATGGCACAATAAAATATGTAAACTGTGTCCTGACTTTAATATCGAATATGATATAGTTATGGCAAAGGATGTATGGGGATTTCAAAACAATGAGGAGTTTAGTTTTATGAGAATTATATTTGAAACTTTATCTGAACGTAGAACTACTTCGTATAAACTTAAAAAAACTTTACCTGATGAAGTTACTAAACTAAAGGTATTCGAATCTAATTTAGATCCCGTCCTGAGATTAATGCACTTGAGTGGTATACAGTCTACTGGATGGCTTGACTCTGGTGATGATTGTGAAGACAATAATATCGCAAATGTTGACATTGATAAATTTTGTTTGAACTGGGAAAAATTAAAACCTGTTGATAATCCCGAAACGGCACCTTTCGTTGTATGTTCTCTCGATATTGAATGTAATAGTTCAACTGGTAAGTTCCCTGATGCAAATATAGATGGAGACTGTTGTTTTCAGATCGCTGTATCTCTTTGTACATTCGGTAAAGATGTACCCTATGATAAGACCTGTTTCTGTTATAAAAAAACAGATGATGATTTAGAAGGTTGTACTATACTGAGTTATCCAAGTGAACGTGAAATGCTAGAAGCGTTTAGTGTTTACATAAAAAAAATGGATATTGATATAATAACTGGCTGGAATATATTTGGGTTTGATTTGCATTATATTATTACTCGCGCTAAGAAGTTGAAGTGTAGTTCTAATTTTTTTAATATGAGTAAATTTCGGGAATATACGTGTAGTATAAAACCAAAGAAACTTTCTTCAAGTGCCCTGGGTGATAACGAACTCAAATTATTACCTTTACCTGGTCGATTTATTTTTGATTTATTTCACGAAGTAAAAAAGGGTTATAAACTTGATTACTATAAACTTGATAACGTATCTAAATTATATTTGGGTGATAACAAAATAGATATGCCCGTTAAGGAAATGTTTGCGCGTTTTGTTGAAGAAGATCCTGTAAAATTACGAGAGGTCGCGGAATATTGTATAAAAGATACCTTATTACCACATAAACTTTTATCTAAGTTGTGTATACTTATAAACTTACTCGAGATGGCAAAAGCGACGTGGGTACCTCTTTCTTACCTAGTAGAAAGAGGTCAACAAATTAAAGTGTTTAGTCAACTTACTAAAAAAGCTAGGGAAATGGGTTACATTGTTCCAACAATTGCATGGGGTGAAGGTATGGTAGAAGGATACGAAGGTGCAACCGTTCTCGATGCTCAAAAGGGTGCATATTACACACCTATAACTGCACTTGATTTTGAAGCGTTATATCCTTCAATAATGATGGCACACAATCTGTGCTATTCAACACTCATAATGGATGCTAAGTATGAAAATAAGATTAATTACCCTGATTTGGAGATTGAAACCTTTGGTAAATTTAAATTTGTACAAAATGTACCCAGTTTATTACCAAGTATTTTACTCGAGTTGAAACAATTCAGAAAACAAGCAAAGAAAGATATGGCAAATTCGACGGGATCTCTTCAACAGATGTATAATGGTAAACAGTTGGCGTATAAAGTATCCATGAATTCCGTATATGGTTTCACCGGTGCATCCAAGGGTATGTTACCATGTGTACCAATTGCGTCTTCTGTAACTCGAAAGGGGAGAATGATGATTGACGATACAAAAAAATACGTCGAGGAAAATTACCCTGGTGCAAAGGTAAGGTATGGTGATACCGATTCTGTTATGGTTGAATTTGATGTCGGTGAACGTAAAGGTGAAGAAGCTATAAAGTATAGTTGGGAACTTGGTGAACGCGCGGCGTCCGAATGTACACATTTATTTAAAAAACCAAACAATCTCGAACTTGAGAAAGTATATTGCCCATATTTTTTGTATTCAAAGAAAAGGTATGCTGCGAAACTCTGGACACAGGGTAAAGATGGTAATATGAACATGGACTATATAGATGTTAAGGGTCTCCAATTAGTTAGAAGAGATAATACACCACATATGCGAGAGGTATGTAAAGAGTTACTTGACGTTATTTTAGAGAGCAGTGATACAGGACCACCTAAATCTCTCGCCATGCAACGTGCAATAGAGTTATTAGAAGGTGAAGTACCTAACGAGAAACTAATACTTTCACAACAATTAAGTGATTCTTATAAATCTGAAAATCTATCACACGTCCAGGTCAGAAACAAGATGAGAGAAAGACAGCCAGGGTCGGAACCACAATCAGGTGATCGTGTTCCATATATTCTTGTGAAAACTCATGATCCACGTGCAAAAGCTTATGAAAAAGCAGAAGATCCAAAATATGTCGAAGAAAATAATTTACCGATAGATTACCCTTATTATTTTTTGAATAAGTTTTTGAATCCCGTTTGTGATTTAATAGAACCTTTATTTGAAAATGTTAAGGAAGAAATATTTGGGGAACTTATAACAAAAAATAAACCAGATAAAAAAAATAAAAATATAATTGATCCTAATCAGAGGAAAATTTCAGATATGTGGGCAAAGGTAGTTAAAAAATAAAAACGTTTAATTATAAGTATAGTTATGTATTTACCATTAAACATCAAAGAAGCTATGGATGAAAGTATAAAAATATATTCTAATAAAGTTCTTAGTAAAGTCTATACAAAACTTTTATCAAAGAGACCACATATTGAAAGTCTCCTAGATTTTAAAACTAGTGAAGTATGTCACAAAGATATTATATGTGATATATTAAGTTTTAATACTATAAAACAAATTAAGAGTGATATAGAAAAACAGTCTAATAAAATTATTTATGCGACCTTAGAATCATGGTCCATAATTACTAAAATACCTTTCAATACTATAAGAGATTGCTTAGATCATGACCCTATATGTAGAGGTATAAAAGGTGCAAATGGTAAAAATAACAGATACACACGTGGTTGTTACTGTATGTCTCCCAAACAAGAAGGTTGTGGTGATTATTGTAGTAACCATAAAAGTCAGAATATTTCCGTTGTCAATGGACAAGATACAAACAAAATAGTATTGAAAAATATGAAAACGTACGATGAGAATATTTCTGTAAAAGAAATAGACGATAATCCATTCGATTATTTATGAAAAATAGTTTAAAGTTTTAGGTACATGTCTATAGAATATGAATAAATCTACTATATTATTACATTCTATAGATACTTTTTATAAACATGAAAATAATAGAGATATTCTTAATCAGATACTAAACAAATCTGGTGGTATATCATTGCGTAACCTCGAATGGTTTATTACAAATTATTGTAAAAAAAATAATTTATCATATAAAACGGGTGATGGTAAAATATTCAGTGTTCACTGTTCGTATAAATCTAGTTTAGATGGGTATAGTAAAAAATTATTTGATCCATTTTGTCGATCTTCAAAAATAGATTATACGATACCGGGTACAAATAATAAAATTAGTACAACTGTTGCACAGTTAAATTTTATTAGATGGTGTATAAAAAATAACATTATTGACTACATAAAAGAACATAAAAAACAATTATTTAATAAGCAAGTGACATGAAACCATTTTCAAAGGTAAATGTTTGATAACCAACATAATACATGTGAAGGTTATATGTATCTGTAAGATCAGGAACCATTTTTATATCCAAAGTAGTTCTATTTGAACGTAACTGTGTAAAGTCCAAGCTTCCCGATGATTCCACATTAATCGGATTCATCGAGAATGCATACGTGTATATCTTTCTGAACGGTCTAGATAAACGACTTGTAAATGGAACAGTGTATTTAAAATACTTATGATCACTATCTTGAATATTTGGTACATTTTCTCCGTTTACGTGTATTTTAGCAGAATGCATGGGTGGGTGAAAGAATTCATTTAGTATAGTATAAGTATCTTGTGTAGACATATTATACCTGTTATGAAAAGTATATAAACCATCTACAGTTGTATTATCTTGACTCGGTTCTCGAGCTATAGTCTCATTTTCAAATTTTTCTTTTCTAATAAACCAATTTAGTGTTTTAACGGGTATGTTTGCAACTATTTCAATTTTTTTATCAACTTCACCCGGATTTATTTCTAATGTAGGGTGTTTTTTAACAATATCTGTTATAAAATTATATTTATTATTTTTAATGTAAACTTTTTCACTCGGGTCTATTGATATTTCTTCGGTAACTATATCGAAAGAGTCTAATGATATATTACTGGGGTAATCCGTGAAAAAAGATTGTGGGTTAAACTCGATTTCGAATTCTATTTTTTGTTTGTGTATAGCACATAAGGGAAAATAAGGTCTATTTGGTTTATTTGTTTCGTATTCATCACTTTCGTATTTTCGCGAAAAGAAAAATGGTATAGGTATAAAAACCTTTGATTTTTTTCGTGATAGACTAATGTTTTCTATAGACGTATCTTCTGCGATATTTCTATTTATTGTATATCTTTTGGTTCTTTTTTCGGATTCATCAAGATATAATTCGTCATAAATAATACCCCAATCTGCGTGATACTTTTCAACTATCATTTCATCAATACGCATTGTTATGGATTTAAATAAATGTCTTCCGACCTGATCTGTGTAGTTATAATTTGGAGAATCACCCAGGTTATCAATTGTTAGCGTTGGTAATTCTAACGATATATACATATTAGATAGAAGATCACCCATATTTCTCGGGTTTAAAGTGACTTTTATTGTTTTGTTAAATGGCCATGAAGGTGAAGCGTCACCTGGTTTTATAACTTTAGTACTTTTATGAAACTTTGTAAAGTTTGAATGTTGTTTTAAATTATATTTAAAGAAGGACTTTTCTGTATCATTTTCGATAAGGTAAGTATCTTGTTTTCCTATAGCATTTAAAGATATTATTGCTCCTGTATTCGGACCCGATACTGCGTCGCACATACTATTACATACGTATATATTTTTTAAATATCTTCTTCATAAAAATTTGGTATAGGTCTATCCTTATCATATTTTTTTTTAATGTATTTATATAATTTTTGAAACCAACTATTGATATCTTTTTCGGATAAAGAAGGTATTCGATTAAAATAATTAAACTGACCAGATTCACGTCTACGCAATTGTTCACATGTTATTTTTTTATTTCCATGTTTAAAACAACTATAACATATTTTTTTAGCTTTTAGTTTATAAATTTTGTAAAAAATTACATTATTGTAACAAAATAACGGTGATACATTTCTTTTATAAAACCTGACTAAATCTCTTACCTGCCAATTATTACTTTTTACATAAGGTTCGAGTGGATTATCGCATATGTAACATCTACCTTTACATTTAATATTAATATACATAAAAGAAAAACAATTTATTCTTTTATGTACTATAATGAAGTTAGACAACCGGATGGAACTCGTGTTATAGGTATAAATCACGAAGAAGAAAGACCAAATGTATTGGAAGTTTTACCCACTATCGAAAGTCAAAATCAAGAACAACCTGAATACCAAATATTCAAACTGGATATTGTATACTGGTTGAATTTATTTATTGTTATAATCAGTATATATTATACACTTATATATGATAATATCATATCTGTAGTTAACTGTTTAGCATGTATATTACCATTACATAGCACACAAAATAATAATATTTACGGTATTATTGTGTACATAGTATATATTATTTTTACCATGTTATTAACAACATTTTTGGGTATATATGAATATATATGGTATTATTTTACATGTAATGTTATAATTATGTGTATTTTTTTAACCTCAGTTGCAAAATATGTAATATATATCAGGAATCAAAACCAAAACATAAATGAACATGTTGTATGAAAAAAATGATTTAGATATTGCTAGAGGTCTATACAAAAACCAACCGGAAAAATGTGAACAATTTGTGAGAAGTATTCATAAGCTTAGAGAATCTCATAAAAAGTACAATGATAAACGAGAGAAAAGTAAAATAGTTTTTTTAGATATGGTTCCAGATAAACACATAGTAAATCGACATAAGAATATTACATGTCAGGCTATAACAATGAGTGGTAAACGATGCTCTTTTAAATCAACGTGTGGAATATATTGCAAAAAACATAATAATAGTCATAAAAAATAAATATATTGTTATAATAATAATGTTAGATCAGGAAACACTCAGACCCGTTATAATATCAATGGCACTTTACCTCGCTATATCGCAAATCATTCCAGAAGTTTTTAAAAAACCAACAAATGTAGGACCCGTTGATGAAATTGTTGCCATGTTAATCGCTCAAAAGGGGTCTCTGACTTCCGGAGCTATTCTTACTGGACTCATTATCTTCATGACTAATTACATTAACGATGAATTCTTGTAAAACATTTTTTTTACACGTGAGCATTCGGGTTTTCGTATGATCCATATATCTTATTTTTTTATTGTAAGCATCAAACATGAATTCCATGAGCTGGTCTACACTGGGTTTTCCCCACTGCATACCTTCTTTGTATAAAAAATCATCTCTCGGTATTTCTTGTAAATCACATTTAATAGTATAAGGTGTTTTTATATATTCTTTTGCTCCACCATAATCTGTTATTATTACCGGTTTGTCTCTTATAGCAGATTCTACTGCACCCATACCAACACCTTCTGATGAAGAGAAGCTTACATAACAATCTGATTTACTATGTATATCTTCCATAACTTCGTCAGATACCAGATCGTTTATAACAGTTACGTTTGGTAAGTTTATATTAACGGGTTGTTTACATGTAGCTTTAACAATTAATCTAGAATCTGGTTTATTTAATCGTAAAAAACACTCTAATATTTTATTAAAATTTTTACGAGGATCGTGTACATTACCTATATGGTAAAATGTATACGGTCTTTTATCGGGTATATGTGCGTGTATTACAAAAAAATGTTTATCTGGAAATTGCCTTTTAAAAATTTTTCTACAGTATTCACTTGGTACTGCAATTTTATCAAATAAATCAAAAAGATTACCGTAATCTTCGTGCACTGTTTCTGTTTCACATACCGTCATACATGTTACATGCTTCACCTTTCTTTTAATTTCTGGTATTTTGTCTAACCAATACTTTACGGGAAGTGCGAATATAAATGCATGTTCAGACTCTGGTATTTCATCGTGTATTTCTAAATATTTAGTGTGTTCATCAACGGGAAAAAGGTCCATGTATTTTTTACAGTGTTGACCTATTCCGCTCAGGAGAGTTGGACCTATGAATAACATTTAGTATAAAGATAATATTTCTTTTATATATATTACGCGATGGACTCTGTCAGAGAAAAAATTGAACATGCTCTTCAAAGACCAAAAATTCACAAAACTGAAATATATGGTATAATTAAAGAAATTGCCGACATTATCAAGGCACCAGCACCAGCTCCAGCTCCAGCTCCAGCTCCAGCTCCAGCACCAGCACCAGCACCAGCACCAGCACCAGCACCAGCACCAGCACCAGCACCAGCTCCAGCTCCAGCTCCAGCTAAAAAAGCTGCTACACCAAAGAAAACACCAGCTAAAAAGTCGGCTACACCAAAGAAAACGCCGGCTAAAAAGCCGGCTGCATCTGCATAGGCATTGGCTGTGAAACCCTGCGATTTAGTAAGTAATAACCACCACCCATAAACATTATAAATATAAAAAGGTAGATTAACGGGATTTTCTTTCTTTTTTCTTGTTCCATTTTTTCAATATCATTCTTATCTGGAAGTTTTTCGACATTTATGTTGAGTTCATCTATCTTACCGATAAGTTTATGCAAAGCCTCGAGAATCTGAACTTCTCTATTTATAGGTTTTTCTTTTACATCTATAGTTGTTATTTCGAGAACCATATACCACTCTGCATCAGGTTGTAAAGTAACGTAATCAGTATCTTCCTGATACTCGTATAATTCAAAATTCAGTTTTTGTATAGATATGGGATTAAATAAGTTTGTTTGTCTTTGAAACCCTTTCCATTGTTTATCCCTAATAATAGTATGTGAACCATGATTGAAATGTCTTTCTAATGGTACTCTCGCTAAAACCTGCCCATGCCTTTCATCAAGTATTTGTGCTCTTTTTGGTACATCTTCACATATAATATCAACGTATTTTGCAACGCTACTTACATGTGAATCAGAGTTCGGATTAGCTTGACCAACCTGTGTGATATAAAAATCAACTGGTTTCAGTCCACATACCTGTGACATTTCTTCTAAATGTAAATTTGATTCAAGTGTTAGATCTATAGAAAATGTATTATTTGAACCATTTACATATTTTGAATCTATTATAATGTACTGTACTTTTTTGGGTAAGTCCTGGAGTGAAACCATCTTGTATTTACAATATAAAAAAATAAACATAAATAATAACATGTTTTCGTTTTACTCTAGTATATCTCGCTTATTGGGTTCAAATACACAAACACTAAAATCAACGGAGTCTTATGTATCATTATATCCTAATACGATACACTCTGATATGGTATTATCATCGGAATTTTCAAGTAATAAAATTATATCAAAAAACGATTGTGGTGAGACTATTATTTTAGAATATTTAAAACATGACAAAACATTCGATAAATATAGTCCTAAGTTTTTTAAATATAAATAAAGATTTAATAAACTTAACATATAAATGAAATGGATTACATACACTTACACACACACGACTATAAAATCGCTTTCTGTCAAGCGACAAACGAACTCTGTGAAGACGTTCAAAGGGTTATATGGGAAAAAACTCAAAAATACGAATACGAAAACCTTGTGTGCCCAGGAGCCCCGGAAAAACAATTACGAAATACACGATTCTCAAAAGAAAGACTCGAAACTTTATGCAGAAAGTGGAAAGAAAAATGGGGGGAACCAACTTTATCAACGCATGAAAACACTGGCATATGAAGAGTTTTGTTATACAGATTTTAAACGTGAAGAACATGACTCGTATTCACTGGTTTTATACAGAACAATGTTAAATGAACTAGAATACGAAAGGCGTAATCTGAAATATATAAGTCTTTTCGGTGAAAAATGGAGAAAAATGTCTAGAAAACAAGATAATTTTACACACGAAGATAGATTAACCGAAATTCAAGTTCGTATATACGAATCTGTTACTCGATGTGAAGATTTCCTGGATAAAGAACGTAAATTTAAAAAGAAATATTTTGATGACGAAAACATAGATATTGATTTAATGAATTAGATACTTAATGAATAAATTGTAATATATATTAATTAATGTTAAATATAATAAATCCCACGCAAAAAACACTTAGAATATCGTGTCCAACTAAAAGAAAAGACGGTATAGCAGAATATGAAAAAATCAAACATAAGATTAAAAAATCAACTTTGAAATACGGCGCGGTGGTTTCTACATATCATTTTATTTTTCATACACCCGTTGATGGTATATCTGCTAGTATTGGTACTATAGCTTCGTGTATATACATAGACTCACTTTCTAATTATGTTGATAACATTGAAAGATTACCGGGTTTAAATAAAAGATTATTAGTGCCTACATTTTTAGCATTGTTAGAATCCATGTGGAATTCACATGATTTGGGTTTTGATTTTAATATGGGTGCGACTTTATTTGGTTTTTTATCATATAAAATGGCTTTTTATCAGATAGTAGCTGAAGAATTATTAGTGATTGATAATGACCTAAGTGAATTGGATGAAATATAAAAATTAAATAAATAAACAAAAATGTCTTTATTCTTTAATCTTTTAAAAACACACACAGAAATTGTTCAACTCAAAGATATGAACGAAGTCATGTCTAATGCCTTAGGTTTATTCGAACCTATTGATGTTGAAGTTTTTGCACTTAAACCCAAAGAAGATTTTCCGACTAAACTCGGTGATAATACGTATCTCGGTTATGTTTGTTTAAGTAAGGTCAGCAATAGAGAGGACATTCGAATGATTCAATTTTATCATGAAAATAAGGGGTGTGAAGAAATTATATTACCCTTTTTAAATATGCTTGTGGATGAATTATCTCCTAAAGATGGATCAGTAGTAGATTACAGAGAAATGATAATTGTACCTTATGTTATCAGATCAGAAAGACGCATGTGGACTAAATATATGAAGAGATATTTTGAAGATATCGAATCTGGCGAAAAGTTTTTTTCAAAAAACAAAATACCAGAAAATGTTGACTGGGAATGTCTTTTACAAACGTTACCAAAAACAAAAATGGAAATTTAATCATACTTAAAAAATATAGACCTTTTAATGATATAACATGTCTAATAACCTTACACACGAACTTTTAAAAAACTG